AGCTTGTATCGCTTGCGGGTCAAGTTCGCCTTTATCAACGCCGTCGACGCCGGCAGCACAGTGGGGCTCAAACGCATCCTGCAACGTTTGGGCGTGGGCTACGTCGAGATAGACGAGCGTATGTCCGATCGGGACTGGGACGTGGTGCTGCTGCGCCTTTCCGACTCCCAGCTATCGCAGAACCCCGAGCTGCTGCGCGTGCTGATTCAGCAATACGGCCGCACGTGCCGGCGCTACGACTTCGTGACCATCACCCCCGTATCGCTGCGCATTGTCGCGGTTGACTTCAACGACGATCAGCAAACGCTGATCGCCAGCCTGTAGGAGCCCCCATGGGAGCCCGTATTACCCTTGCAGGTGAAAGCCTGATCGCCCAAAAACTTGGATCGCAACAGAGCCTTGAGGTCGTGCGCTTCCTCTTTGCCAATGTGCCTGGCCTGGATCCCAACGCGCCAGTTGACCGCGCTGCTGCGAAGCCCCCGGCGGCGCAGATCGTGCATAGCTACACCATACCGAAACAAAACAGCGGCTTTGTGAACCCCAACCAGGTGGTTTACAGCGCCATGCTGGGCAGCGATATCGGGGACTTCGACTGGAACTGGATCGGCCTTGAAACCGCCGAAAACGTGTTGTTCGCCGTGGCCTACGTGCCGTTGCAGCAGAAGCGTAAAAACATTCCGCCAGTGCAGTTGGGCAACAACGTTACCCGCAACATCCTGGTGGTTTTTGACGGCGCTCAAGCGCTGACCGGGATCACCATCGACGCCAGCACCTGGCAGCATGACTTCACGGTTCGCTTGAAGGGCATCGACGAGCGCGAACGCCTGAGCAATCGCGACGTGTTTGGTCGTGCCTGTTTTTTCGGTACGGCGCTGCAGGTGGAAAAAGTCGGCACTGTTTATCAGCTCAAGCCGGGGTTGGCTTACGTTGAAGGCATCCGCGTTGAGCTGATCGATGCTGTACCGATCACCTTGCCAAGGCTTCCCACACCCGTGTGGCTGCACGTATCGCTACGCCGGGAACTCAACGATGTGGTGGCCAGTTGGAGAGTCGGCTTTGATGCCAATCCGGTCGATTACGTCGACGCTGCCGGTACCCAGCATTACTGCGTGCCCCTGGCGGATTTGACTACTTCGACCATCACCGATGCGCGGGTAGTTGAGCCCATTGCCGGGCCACTGATTCAGCACCTGGCAGCGCGTGTCGGCGACTATCCGCAACTGCGTGCTCGGGCGACTACAAAAGCCGATGTGGGGCTGGGCAACCTTCCAAATGCCATCAGCGACGACGACACCATTGGCAGCAGCGTGGTACTGGCCACGACCAAAGCCGTCAACATTGCGCGTATTTTCGTGCAGCAAGCTGTCGATAAACTTATCAACGGTGTTACCCCAGCGGGGCGAGCCAAGAAGCTGGAGACCGCCCGCACGCTTGCTATCAGCGGTGCCGGCGTTGGCAGTACGACGTTTGACGGTAGCAGCGACGCCGATATTTTGCTGACGCTGGCCGACAGTGGTGTACGCAATGGGGTTTACACAAAGGTCGCTGTCACCAACAAAGGCATTGTCATTGACGGCGATACGCTGGCTGCCCAGGACATCCCCGGGCTGGATTGGACAAAGATCGTCAGCGGCAAGCCAACGACGTTGGCCGGCTACGGCATCGCCAATGCCATTCCTACGGGCGCCACCGACAAACGCCCTGTTCTCTACTCGGCAGAACCAGGGCAGAACTATTGGCATGGTGCCTTGGAGCTACGCGAAGCCCAGTTGGTGGGGCCTACCCAAAAGTCCTTCGAATATGCGCCGCGCATGATCTTTCATTGGAAGGACGTGATAGCGGGTGAGCTGGCCCTGACTGCGAACGGCGCATTGTGCTGGAACGCCCAAGCGCTGTGGCATGAAGGTAACTTTAATCCGGCAAACAAAGCCAATAAGGCGACGACCCTGGAAGGCTACGGGATCACCGACGCCATCAAAAAGGGTGACTACGGCCTGGGTTCGAACGTTGCGCCGGCGTCCCCGATTGATAACAGAGGCCTACCAGGTGGCTTTCACTACTTTGGCGAAGGCGCCACGACGTTTGGCCAGGCTGTCGGCCTGATCAACATCCCTTATGGCAACTCGTCATTCAGCGGCCAGTTGGGCTTTCAGCAGGGTGGTGCGGACGTGCGGATATTGGTGCGATCCGTCACCAACGCCGGTCAGTGGACCAAGACACGCGAGCTATGGCACACCGGCAATTTCAACCCTGACGCCAAAGCCAATGTCTCCAACACCCTGGAAGGCTACGGCATCGTCAATGCGATCCCCACCGGCTTAACGAACAAGCGCCCGGAGCTGTATGCACCCGAGGCCGGGAGCGCGTATTGGCACGGGGCGCTAGCGATCCGTGAAGCTGAGGCTGTCGGCAACACCCGCCTGGCTCCTGAGTACGGCCCACGCGTCTCCTTTCATTGGAAAGATGTTGTGGCGGGCGGTCTTTCGATGAACGCAGGCGGTGAACTGCTGTGGAACGGCAACCCGCTCTGGCATGGCGCCAATGCGCCCAAGAACTCCGCGAACTTGGCGGCTACGGGACGGTGGCGGTGCGGTACGACCGGTTTTATGGTCCAGTGGGGAACGGTTGCCGCAAAGCCTGCTGTTGCCCATACGGTGCCTTTTGACGTGGCGTTCAACGGCGCGTGCTTTGGCGTGATCACGTCGGTGAACAACGACCGCGCAACTCCCGACGCCGACTCCGGCTATCAGGTCGTGAGCAAGACTCTGACCGGTTTTACGGCTTATCGGCAGGACTTCAACCTTACCAACATTGGGGCAGACAGCGGCTACACCTGGTTCGCTGTGGGCTTATAGGGCACCAATATGAGCAGATTATTCAGTCCGTCAACGATGGGGTTTTATGACTCCGAGATCAGCACAGCCATTCCCCTTGATGCATTTGAGATTACCGACGACCTGCACGCGTACTTGATTGCTGGCCCGTCGCAAGGTCTGCAGTTGGCGTTGAAAAATGGGGAGCCTTGCCTGGTGCCTATGGCCGTCGACCCTCAGGCGTTGAGTGCCAACGAGCGTAGGTGGCGAGATGCGGAGCTGGGTCGCAATGAATGGCTGGTGGCCCGCCACCGGGACGATCGGGAAATGAACCTTGAAACGGTGCTGACCGACGCGCAATTCTCGGAGCTGTTGGTGTACCGGCGTGCGCTGCGTGACTGGCCCGAGTCCAAGTTTTTCCCCAAGGTAGCCCGCCGGCCAGCCGAACCCATTTGGCTGGCCGAACAGTTGGCGGTCGCATCATGATCTGGGCACCGGTGACGATGCGTTGGCCAGGCCAGGCCACTCAATGGATGGATCAGCTTTCAGAGGCTCAGGGCCTGGCCGGTGTCGAGCTGGCCAGCACGGCCAAGCGACTGGCAGACCTGAATGACAAGACCAGCACCAACCCGGGTCCGGTCGGCGGTGCCGCCCAGGGCGCGATCGCTGCAGGTCGTACCGCGCTCGCCAATCAAATGGGCGAGGCTCCGGCGTGCCTGGTGGTGACACCTTTTCAAAGCGGTATCGGGCAGGGCCGCGGCTACCAGCGCTTCCTGTCTGCACCGAACTTGCTGCAGCAGCTGGCCGGCAAACTGGTGGACGTGAGCGACACAGGCCGGCCCGATGGCCAGCAGCACGCTCTATGCCTGATGTTTCTGGCAACTCGCTTTGATCAGTTGGCCGGGAGCCTGTCGCGTTTCAATGCCTTGCTGCCGATGCCTGACCTGGTGCGGGCCGAGCGCCGAGCGCGGCACCTGTCCAAACTGGAGGCGGAAAAGTGGGAGATCCCCACCGCCGGCGCGTTGCCCCGGTGGCAGGATCTGCCCCTGGAGCGCTGCACAGTGGTTAAGGCTGCGCAGCAATCCATGGCCGGACAGATCGCCGTCCTGGAGAGCTACGCCGCCGACAGTTCGCCCATGGCCGACCTCTCGGCCCTGGCCACCCGTAAAGCCGCCCAGCAGCAGGGCCGTGACCAGCAGTTGGCTGACCTGAAAGCCCTGCTGGCTGATGGCAACCCTGACAGCAGCATGCGCGCACGGCTGATCGGCCCGGGCAACGCTACCGAGCTTCGCCGCCAGCTGCTGGCCGGCGACGCCCCGGGGCATGAGTGGGTGTTGTGCGCCGGCGCCTTACTGGTGGGATCTGAGCAGGGGTTGAGCTTTGTCCGTGAACTGGTGGGCCTATGACGCTGCTACTCGACGGCCAAGAGGTACGCGGCAAAAACCTCAAGGTCACCGGCAATCTGCGCATCGAGAGCGACGACCTGTCAGGGCAGACCAGCAACACCGATAAGGGGCACAAAGGCTTCAAGCCCAAGACCCTGACTGTCAGCCTGATGATTCCCTTCGTTGACCAGGTGCAATTGCGTGACCTGATGCGCCTGGTGGAAGCGACGGAGGGCGGTGGCCAACTGAAGACTTACCGCATCGTCAACGACACCGCCGCCGCGTTCGGCATGCGCCAGGTGACTTTCACCGAAGGCGTGAGCGCCCGGGAAGACGACAACCTGCGCGGCTGGCTGATCCAGTTCACCCTGACCGAAAAGCTCTCTAACCCGGAGAAAGTGGAAGGGCGTCGATCGGGCAACGCGGTGACGGCGCAGTCTGGCCCGGGCAGCGCGGTCGGCGGTACCGGCGGCGATACACCTGATGGCCCCGAAGAACTGACCGGCTTTGAGGCCACGCTGAAAAAGGTGGATACCTGGTTAGGCGGGAGTCCCAAGGCATGAAGCTGCATAAGGAATTGACCATCAGCGGGACGCCTTACGTCCTGGTCAAAAACGAAGTCCGGCTGGATGCGAAGAGTCCAGGCCGGGCGACGTTCACTATCCAGGCTTCGGCACCGGTCAAGGGGCTGGTGACGCTCGATATCGGCTACAACAGCAGTACGCTGCAGCGACACTTCATTGGCTACGTCGAGCGCAGCAGCACGGCCAGCAGCACCCAGCAGGTGCTGTTCTGTCGCGAGCTGGCGGCGATTCTGGGCAACCCGCTGCCGCTGAACCTACGTCACGTCGACCTGCGCGCTGTCCTGGTCGAAATCGGCAAGCACACCGGTTTGCGCTTCCGCGTCCCGGAAAAGCCGTATGCCAGCGTCAAGGCGCCGTTTTTCTACAGCCTGGCCGCCGGCTATCAAGCCATGGACAGCCTGGCCCGGGTTTTCAACATCCCCGACTTCATCTGGCAGCAGCAGGGTGACGGGGAAGTGTTCGTGGGCAGTTGGGCCGACAGCTTCTTCGGCGTTCGCTCGCCGCTGCAGCTGCCGGTGGAACTGTTCGACGATTACCAGGGCAACCAGAGCGCGATGATTGCGGCCCTTCCCGGGCTGCGACCAGGTGCAACAATCAACCACGGCGAGCGCATCACCAGTGTGGCGCTCGTCGACAACCAGATGGCCATTCGATGGACGACGCAAT